TGCAATTAATGGATTAAAGTTTCCTAATACTGCTATAGAAAATTTACAGATGTTTGATAAATTTAGACAGCTAGCAGATGAATCAACAGGTATACCATCATATTCACATGGTGCAACTGGTGTTCAATCTACTACAAGAACAGCAGCAGGTATGTCTATGCTTATGGGAGCAGCTGCATTAAGTATTAAAACAGTTGTAAAAAATATAGATGATTATCTATTAAAACCATTAGGAGATTCTTTATTTGCATGGAATATGCAATTTAATAGTAACGTAGAAAATATAAAAGGTGACTTAGAAATAAAAGCTAGAGGAACTTCTTCTTTAATGCAAAAAGAAGTTAGGTCACAAAGATTAATGACGTTTATGCAAACTGCTAACAATCCTAACATTGCCCCGTTTGTTAGATGGCATTCAATATTGAGAGAGATAGCAAAATCACTAGATATTGATCCTGATCAATTAATTAATGATCCAGAGAACGCAAAACTTTTTGCTGAAATAATGGGGATGACAAATGGAAACCAACAAACTACAGGCACTGATCAACAACAGGGTGGCATGGGACCTGCTCAAGGAATACCTCCAGGAGCAAATCCAGCAGACGCAACAGGAGCTGGAGGTGGCAACATCGGAACAGGAAATGTACCGCAGCCAGGGGAAACTGATTTCGCTCAGACGGCTCCTATGCCTAGAGGACCAGTTCAAAACCAACAAAGATAATAAAACTAGAGGATATTTTAATTTTAAATGACACTACAAAGTACACCACCATTAGCAGATCCTTTAACAGGTAGAATACCATCGTATACACAAACTTTACAACAAGACCCTGTTACTGGTGTTTGGACTATAATGTATGATGTATCTAATGTACCAACACAAAGTACAACAGGTCAACTATCATCTATGCAAAGTGTACAACAACAGACTCAACAAGTCGCACAAGATAGTATAGAACAAGGTTTAACAACACCTGTTGAAACATTTCCTGATTATGGAGAACAAACTGAATCAACTCCATTTGATACAACTCCAGTAGATCCTCAAGATCCAATTTTTCTTCAAGGTGGTCCTGGTGGTGGAGAAGGTCAAGGTAGAGGAGATGCTGGTACTACAGGACCAGGTATAGCTAGAAGTCCTTTTACTGGTGATTTTTATAGTGAAGATGGAACAAGATTGCCAGATTTAGCACAACAGGCATTGTCAACATTTATGAGTTTTACAACAATAGGACAACTTGCAAATTTAAATACTACACACGATTTTGTAACTAGAGATTTATCTGTTCAGCAAAGTATAATGGATCAAGAAAGAGATGATATTATGGGTATGGACGTGCAAGATAGAGCTAATACATATGGTAGAATGAATAGAGCAGCACAAAGAATGGGAACAACTGCTGCAACTGCATTAGGAAGTCATTCAGGAGTGGGACTACAAGGTTTTGGAAATATAAATCCTGGTGTAGCTGATGCTATTGGAACAGGACAAGAAGAAGGAAGAGCACCTGGTTCTGACACACCTAGAGGTGGTGCAGGACCTTACAGTGAACAAAATAGAAGAGCTACAGAAGCAGCAACTCAACCTACTGCTCGAGAAGCAGCTAGAACTGGACAATATGGAAGCGATTCTAATTTTGGTGGATTTAGTGAAGACGCTAGAGGGCCAGGCACAGATGCAAGCACAATGGGTGGAACTGGAGGCAGAAGAGGTGGAGCAGGTACAGCAGGTACAGGCCCAACAGGTCCAGGAGGACAAAGCCCAGGCCCACAAGGTCAAAGAGGTGGTTCTCCAAGTGGATCAGCTTCTAGTGGTGTTGGAGGACAAAGTCCAGGCCCAGGAGGTCAAAGAGGTGGCCGTGGTGGCGGTGGTGGCGGCTCAGGTGGCTCAGGTGGTGCTGGTGGTGGCGGACCTGCAGGATGTTTTGTTAAAGGCACTATGGTTCAAATGGCTAACGGTACAGAAAAAGAAATTACAACTATTGATATTGGTGATAAGATTAGAGGCGGTATTGTACAAGCTAAGATGGAATTTATGCCACAAAATATTTATAATTATAAAGGTGTATTAGTTTCTGGATCTCACTGGGTAGTAGAAGACAATCAGTTTATTGAAGTAGAAGATAGTAAGCATGGTATACTAACAGACAAAGTAGAACCTGTATATACATTCAAAACTTCTGATAATAGAATATGGATTAATAATATTGAATTTGGTGATTTTGAAACAGGTTCAGATGAAGATTGGGCACCATACTTTGAGAAAGTTAAACAAGACTTAAATAAAAAATTACGAGGAGAAGCATAATGGTAATGATGCCCCCACAAGGAATGATGGCAGCTGATCAACAACCTATGAGTGATGAAGAAGCTAGAATTTTACAAGCAATTGATGATAGTACCGTAAAAGTATCAGGTGTTACAAAATCTGCTACAGAGGGCGATGCTACTAATTTTGTAATTTCTGCTGAACAATTTATCTCTACATTAGATGATGGAGTATTAGAAGTGTTGCAAACTAAACTAACACCAAGTTTAAGAGAAGCTTTAGGAACTATATTAGGTCCAGAGATTGCAAATTTATTAGAACAAATAGGATTGCAAGAGCCACAGCATTTAGTTCCACAATCTGTAATAGCAAGAGCTTTTCCTGCACAAACTGTAGAAGAATCTTTAATGATGTTTGATAGACAGTTAATGGAGCAGTCTGGTATGACATCTCCAAATATGCAACAAAATATTCCTAGTCCACCTATGGGTGGATTAGGCGGAGCACCAATGATGGCTGCTCCAACAACAAACGTGCCACCTGTAGAATAATACAGCACACGAGGGCTACCCTTCCCATAAGGCACCCAACTCAACTAAGGAGGATAATATGGTTGACGAAACGCAAGATGTAGTAGAAACTACAGAAGAAGAACAAACTGAAGTAGTAGAAGCTACACCTGAAGAGGAACAAGTAGAAGAAATACTTGAACCTACACCTTATCAAAATAAGTATAGAAGAGATCTCGATGATAAGGATACTGATACAGCTACCGAACAACAGGACACCCAAGAAGAAACAAAAGAGGCTACTCCTGAAGAACGCCCTGTAACAGCCGAGGAGAAGGCATTTAAGAAACGTTACGATGATCTTAAACGCCATTACGACAAGACTTTAAGTAAGCATAAAACTGAAGTGACAAATTTGAGAACTCAAATTGAACAAAGCACAAATAAAATGCTACCACCTAAAGATCCAAAAGAACTTGAAGCGTGGAGACAAAAGTATCCAGATGTGTACGATGTTATACAATCTGTTGCTGTAAATCAAGCAGATGAACGTGCTAAAAAATTAGAAGAAAAATATCAGTTTTTACAAGAACAGCAATCACAAATTGCAAAAGAAAAAGCTGAAGTAGAACTTCTAAAAAAACATCCTGACTTTCAGGAGATTCGTGCTACTGATGAATTTCATGAGTGGGCACAGAAACAAGATCCTACAATTCAAGGATGGCTGTATGAAAATGCAGACAATGCTGATTTAGCTGCAAGAGCTATAGATCTTTATAAAATGGATGCAGGCATTACTAGTAAAAAAAGTAAAGCTAAAGCTGAAGACATAAAGAAGGAAGCCGCAAAAGCAGTTACATCAACTAAAAAAGGTAATCAAATAAGTGTTACTGAAAAGAAAATTTGGAGTGTTAGTGAGATTTCTAAAATGAAACCTCATGAATTTGATAAACACGAAAAAGAAATTATGCAAGCTAGAAAAGAAGGTCGTATAAAGCAATAACTAAAAACTTAACTTAACGCTATAAAGGAGAATAATTATGGCAGTATCAAGAGCAACAGGTTATACTAACCTGCCTAATGATAACTTCATACCTGAAATTTATAGCCAGAAGGTTCAAAAGTTTTTCAGAACTGCTTCGGTTGTTGAAGATATTACAAACACCGACTACGCTGGAGAAATTGAAAATTTTGGTGACACGGTAAGAATTATCAAAGAACCCGTAGTTACTGTAGCTAGTTATACTCGTGGCTCAACTATCAATACACAAGAGCTTGCAGACGATCAAATTACTTTGGTTGTTGACCAAGCAAATGCTTTTGCATTTAAAGTGGATGATATTGAAGAAAGACATTCTCATATCAATTTTGAGTCTGTTGCATCATCATCTGGTGCATACGCTCTCAAAAATGCATATGATCAGAATATCATAGCTGCGATGTTTTCTGGTGCAGGAACTACAGTTGGATCTGATGGATCTGGACAAGACGTAGGTACTTACGCAGAAGGAACTACACTTGGAACACCTGAGATCGATCCAATTAACGTAATCGCAAACCACGCTAA